AGTCGCTGTAGAAGACAACAGCGCAGCAGAATCGTCACCTGCGGAACCAACAACTTCTACTGAACCAACTGAAGTAGTCGAAGCTGAACCTAGTTCAGAAGAAACACCAGTTGAGACAGAAGAACGCCCCAAACCAAAACCAGCCCAACGAAGAATTCAGGGCTTGCTGGAGGAAAACAAGCATCTAAAGGAGTTAGTAGGCAACGCTCCATTAGCGCCGGTATACGCACCACCCCAGCCCACCCTTAGCCAACAGTTTGCAGGGAAAGACTATGTCGATCCAGCAGAACTTGACAAGGCGGCCGACCAAATGGTGGCACAGCGTACGGAGGCGATTGCAGACCTCAAGATAAGGCAGCTCGAACAACGTATGGTGCAAGAGAAAGCATTCAGCGCACTAGAGAGAGACACCGAGATATTGCAAAGGGATTACCCTGAGCTTAACCCGGACTCCGACCAGTACAACGAAGTGCTGGAAAAGAAAATTGCTGAAAACTGGAAACGTTTGGCCGTCCAACACAATCCGTACGATCCATCACTACCGCCAACGATTAACCCTGGTGTACGCCTAAGTGATGTAGCCAAGGATTTCATGGAGGTGGCACAAGCCGCCGCGCAAAGGGGTCAATCCCAATCCCAAAGTCATATCGCCGACCTAGCAGACGTTGGCAGCATCCAACCCAACAACGACTCACCGTCAGAGAAGAAATTCGAAGACCTAAGTCTAGCTGAGATGGAAGCCCGCTTGCGAGCTAAAGGCCATAAGATCTAAGACAAAGAAAGACTCCGCACTAACATTTAACGGAGTAAAAACCTAATGGCTTTAACCAACACAGCCGGCCTATCAGGTGAACTTATTGCCTACCTAGAGAAGCGCTTCCTCGAGCGCTCCCGTAACGCAATCGTGTTCGCTGAAGGCGCACAGACAGCAGTTATCCCTGCTAACACAGGTAAGACTATTACCTGGAACCGCTACACTCCACAAGCCGTAGCAACCGCCTTAACAGAAGGCACAAACCCGACTGCAGTCGCTCCTGCCGCAACGCAAGTTACTGCAACCTTGGCACAATACGGTCAAGTATGGCAAATCACTGATCTTCTCTATGTCACTTCAATCGACAAAGAAGCTAAGGAAAAGGCTGATCTAGCTGCACAGAACATGGCAGAAACTTTAGATCAGTTAGTCCGTGATGAATTGTTTGCAGGTTCAACTGTACAGTTCGCTAACAACCGTGCTGCTTTAACCGCAATCACCGGTACTGACGTAATGACTTCTACTGAAGTTCGTCGCGTACGCCGCACATTGCGTAAGAACAACGCCCTTCCTTACTCTGATGGATATTTCATCGGTAAGATCGGCCCTGACACATCTTACGACCTGATGAACGATACCGTTTGGGTCAACGCTCACAGCTATAAAGATGGTGCTCAACTGTACGAAGGTGAAATCGGTCGTCTATTTAACGTCCGCTTCATCGAAGCATCAGCTAACCAGAAGAACGAATCAAGTAACGTCACTGTTTACTCGAACTTCTTCCACGGTCAGCAAGCTTTCGGCACAGTAGACCTTGACTCTCTACCTAACGGCTTGGTCATCAAGCAAGGTGGCGATCAGGACACTAGCAACCCACTATCACTATTCATCACGATTGGTTGGAAGGCTGCTTTCGTAGCTAAGACCCTTAACAGCTCGTGGTTGGTGAATGTAAAAACAGCAGCTTCAGCTTAGTCTGGACTGTTTACTTAAGGAGAAATTTGAATGGCACAACTTACTGTCGCTACTACAACTGACGATCTTATCAAAGACTATGTAAAAGGAATGAACACCTACGCTCTATCAGAGAAGTACGGTATCTCGGCTGAAAGAGTCTCTGACTTAATCAACGAGAGCTTCCCCGAAGATGATCTAACCGGTATGCTCGTCAACCGCGTAAAGCCGAACGTCGAAGGTGAAAATCCTGAACCTAAGAAATAGTCATGTCTAATTTATCTCCTGGGCGAGAACATGATCTTAGAGTTCTAGAGGATCTTTACCGTAAGGCTAAGACTCCGCAAGAACGCAACAAGTGGTCTAACAAAATTCAAACTATCCGAAAAGAAGCAAATAAGCCCGCCGTCATGCACCTCCGTTCGCAGATTATCGAAGCGTATCAACGTGGAGATAGGGAACGAGCGGAGGACATTGGCGAGCAACTCTACAAAGAAACGAGAAACTAATGGCAAAAACAGTAGTCCTAACGGCCTCTGGTGTCATAAAAGCTGGTTCTGGGAAACTGTTTACCGTAAATATAACTTCCCCCGCTACTGGCGCAGGTTCAGTCATTATCTATGACAACCCTTCAGCCGCAAGCGGTACGCAGTTATTCAACGGTAATGGTCTGACCACACAGAGCTTTAATATGCAGTCACCGGGTGAAGGCGTTACAGCTTCCACTGGTATGTATTGCGCTCTCGCTGGAACAACTAACGCAACAGTCGTAGCCGTCTACGAGTAAAGGAAACCAACATGGCAATCAAGAAAATTGCAGTAGGTCTAAGCAAGACTGTGGTGGCTCAACCCAACCCACAGAACATGCCTAACCTCGCCGTTAAAAGCAACCGTTACAACGAACAGTAGTAACAAGAAGAAAGCCCCTCCTCACTGGGGGCTTTTCTTTCTTTTGGTTACCTCATATGGTATAATAGGCTCATGAAAGGGCTAGGAAAGTATTACGCCTTATTATTCTCCACCGTTATAGTTGGGGTAGCCTTGGGTGTACTAATCTCCCGACCTTCTAGCAGCCCGGCCCACACCCCAACCGTAGCTGCAGCCAGCTACAAGCTTACCCCCCTGACAGCCGAAGCAGTTAATCTGAATGAATTATTTACACTTACAAACCAAGATCGCAATGGCATATCCCCACTCGCAAGAGATACTGCTCTGGATAATGTAGCGTCAGACAGATGTAATGACATGGCCTCAAGGCACTATTTTGCGCATGACGGCCCTAACGGTATGCCGCCATGGGCTACGTTCGTTAAATATACGCAATACAAACGAGCAGCCGAGAATCTAGCCGAGTTTCCGTATAAAGTCACAGCTTTCGACGTCAACAATGCTTGGATGAGCAGCCCAGGACACAAGGATAATATACTAGATCCTGCGTTAGACAAGGTGGGTTATGCATCATGCGTAGGCACATACCAAGACAAGCAAACCATATTCATTGTTAGCGAATTCATCCTGTCAATCTAGCCCCAAGACATCATCTGTGGTATAATGTAAGCATCTAAGCTGACTATCAGCGAGGCAACCGCCTACTCATAAACTAATGAATGGCACACCCCACCGGTGTGTTTTTTATATTGGTCTAAAGAACTCTCCGAACAAGGTGTGCTTCGGAGATAAACAATGTTCCCTAATACCAACTCCCCCGGTCTCTCGTCCTCTCAACCAAGTTACTCACAATACGCATTCGGCTCTAACCCACCACTAGATCAAACCTCAGTACAAACTGCAGCTGCATCAGGCGCTTTCACACCTGGGAGCACAGTACCAGGCTTACAGGTACTTGGCACGGGTGGGCTCACCGGCGGCCAAGTGCTAGATGCTAACACAACCAACTCCAGCACCGGCACACTCACAACCCCGGGCGCAAACGGTATGTACGCTCAAAACCCTGCGTTAACTAATGCTATCAACGCTAAATATGACACTGTCTCTGGCAACTTACAGAACCAATTAGGACTCGTACAGAAGAATTACAACGACCAAATCCCCTTACTCCAAGGCAGCTTTGACTCCCAAGGCGGAGTATTACAAGCTAACCGCGCCGCAGGTGACAACGCTTTAAACCAACAGCAACTAGGTATTGACCAGGAGCACAACATTGGTCTTCGTAACTTAGTCCAGCAAACCCGTGGCATGATTAACGGCTACCAGAACCAATTAGGCGTCTACGGGGCAGCCGACTCTAGTGCAGCACCAATGCTTAACTACGCTCTTACAAACCAAGGCAACCAAGCTACTAACGACCTGAACCAACAGTACGGCCTTCAGAACTCTAACATCCTCCAACAGCACAAAGACTTGGGCTTAAGCTTTGATTCTCAGAACCAGGCTTTGCAAGCTCAGAAAGCCCTAGCTTTACAGCAAATAGCCGACCAGTTCGCCCAAAGCCAATCTAGTCTCCAGGACGCTATGAAACAGGCCGGAGCAGACAAGGCGCAATACTT